GGTAATTCGCGCCCCCGGCTTTCCGCTAGTGTCTGGGGTGGAAAGATGGGTTTCCTGCCGTCAAGTGCTTTCCCTGAGAACTTGCAACTCGCAAACTCGCAAACCACGGTTTGCGAACCTAAGTGCGCAGAAGTAGAATCAGCGGCATAGGTATCAAACCATTTGCCGCGAGTGTTATGTCTCAAGAGAGCGAGTTAATTTCTATCCGAGAGGCCGCCAGGCGTCTCGGGGTATCTGACACAGCAGTCCGCAAAGCTATTGCCACCGGCCGTGTGACCGTCGCTGACCGCCACAAGGACAACGACCGACCGTTGCTGTCCTGGCCGGCATGCAAAGACGACTGGCTTGCGAACAGTGACACCTCGAAGCGTTCCCATGTTGGCGGGACAGGCACCAGCAAGAAGCGCCAAGGGTATTCATCCGGACAGCGGGTTAAGCTGCCTACCAGCGATCGCCAGGACGAGGCGCCGGAGGATGACGAGCCGACCCATGGCGGCAGTGGTTCCACGCCTGCGTCTGGGAGGGGGGCCAAGTACAACAAGTCACGGGGTGAACGTGAGTTCTACCAGGCTAAGCTCGCCCAGCTGGAGTTTGAGCAGAAGTCCGGTCAGCTGATCAGCCTGGAGGTGGTGAAGTCGGAGGCATTCCGCGCCCACCGCCGGATCCGTGACGCCCTGCTGAACATCCCAGATCGGTGTGCCCCCCATGTCGCCACCCTGACTGACCCTTTGGAATGCCACGCCTACCTGCTAACCGAGATCACCTCGGCTTTGCGCCAGCTCTCGGCAGACATTTACGCCTCTGGCGAGGAGCGGGATGAATGACCGCTGCCGCCAAGATCATGCACAGCTACCTGGAGGGGCTGGCCGAGGCCTACCTCCCAGACCCGATCATGACGGTGAGCGAGTGGTCTGACACTCACCGCATCCTGCCGCAGAAGGGCGCTGCAGAGCCCGGCCCTTACCGCACCAGCCGCACGCCATACGTCCGCGAAATTGCCGACTGCCTCTCCGCCACCTCGCCGGTGCAGGAAGTCGTGCTCATGGCTGGTGCCCAGGTGGGCAAGTCTGAGCTCGGCAACAACTGGGTGGGCTACGTCATCGACAACGCCCCTGGCCCGATGCTGCTGGTGGAGCCGACCGTCGACAACGCCAAGCGCTACTCCAAGCAGCGGATCGGCCCGATGATCGCCGAGTGTCCGCGTCTCAGCGCAAAAGTGCTGGAGAACAAATCCCGCGACAGCGGCAGCACCATGCTCGAGAAGGAGTTTCCTGGCGGCATCCTGCTGATGGGTGGGGCGAACTCTGCTGCCGGCCTGCGCTCGATGCCGATCCGGTACCTGTTTGCGGACGAGATCTCCAACTGGCCAGCGGATGTCGATGGGGAAGGTGACCCACTGGAGCTCGCCCAGGCGCGGACCAGTACGTTCTCGCGACGCAAGATCTACAAGTGTTCGACTCCAGCCAACAAGTCTACTTGCCGGATCACCGCTGAGTACGAGCGCTCTGACCGTCGCCGGTACTTCGTGCCTTGCCCGCACTGCGAGCACATGCACACGCTGGACTGGGAGCATTTCATCATCCCGCGTGACGAGGAGACTGGGAAGCTCAAGCCGCGCAAGGCGCACATGGTTTGCCCTGAATGTGGAGGAGTGCTGGAGGAACACCATAAGACCGCCATGCTGGAGGGTGGCGAGTGGCGCGGGACCAACCCTGAGCAGACTGACCCATCCCGCCGCGGCTATCAGATCAGCGCGCTGTACTCCCCGATCGGCTGGAAGTCATGGTCGGATGTGGCGAAGGCCTGGCTCAATGCCCAGGGGAACCCGAAAAAGCTGCAAGCATTCCAGAACAACGTGCTCGGCTTGCCTTGGGCTGAATCCGGAGAAACGGTCGACGAAAACGAGATCATGACCAGGGCCAAGGACGAGACCTATGGCCTCGATCCCCTGCCTCGCGAAGTGCTGGTGATCACCGCCGGCGTCGACGTGCAGCCAAACCGCCTTGAGATAGAGCTGGTGGGCTGGGGCCTTGGCGAGGAGTCATGGTCGCTGGAGCACTACGTGATAATGGGTGACCCCAATGGGCCGGTGGTCTGGCAGTTGCTGGATCTCTACCTGACCCGCGAGTACGCACACCCTTGCGGCATCAAATTGAGGGCTGCTCGAGCCTTCGTGGACACTGGCGGCGAGAACACCAAGGCCGTCTATGACTACGTGTCGACCCGCGAGCACATGAGCATTTACGGGATCAAGGGTCTGGGCGGCGATGGCAAGCCTCCAGTCGGGGCGCCGTCGAAGTCGAACCTGTACAAGGTGACCTTCCTCCCGCTGGGCACCTTCACCCTCAAGGATTCTGTCTATGGCCGGCTCAAGATAGCGGAGCCAGGACCTGGCTACATGCACTTCCGGTCTGACTACCCGCTGGACTACTACCAGCAGCTGACCGCTGAGGAGGTACGCACCAAGGTAAACACCAAAGGCTATCCGGTTCGAGAGTGGTTCAAGAAGGCGCAGTCAGCTCGCAACGAGGTGCTCGACTGCACCTGCTACGCTTATGCCGCCTTCCTGTCGCTGGGGGTCAACCTGCAGCAGCTGGCGGAGATCATGTCAGGGACTTTTCAGGCGTCCGCTGGACGCCGGGTGAGGGGTGAGCTTGATTCGGTGGCGTAGTCGGGCGATAATCTGTTCGTTGAAGTGGAGTAATGCTTGGTGCTGGGGTGAGGTGGGGTATGTAAAACCTCTTGCCATTGTGGGATGTGCTGCGTTTCCTTGTGCAATTATTGGCCGCCTTCGGGCGGCTCTTTTTTTGTCCACTTTCAACCGCTGATGATTTGGGCATATAATCTTGACCAAACCTGACAAAGTATTTGCTCTATGCCGACACTTGAAGAATTGCAAGCCGAACTCACGAAGGTCAACGCCGCCTATGAGGCTGCGCTGGGCGGGTCTGAGTACGAGATCGAGAGCGGCGACAGCCGTCGCAAGCTCAAGCGCCAGTCGCTGACCGCTCTGGTCAATCGCAAGGCCGAGCTCGAGCGTTCGATCGCTCGCCTGTCCGGCAATGGCGTGAGCCACGGCGTGGGGACTTGGTGATGACCACTTACGCCCGCATGCCTGATGGGTTGATCCTGCCGGAGGAGCTGGCTCGCCAGCAGATTTCCTCCATGCTCGGTGCCTGGCCTGTGGGCAACCCCGGCTCCTACCGCACCGCATCTGCGCTCAACAAAAACACCGCCTTTTGGCACACCTCTGGCGGTTCTGCCGATGCTGACACCCTGGCCGATCTGCCGACCCTGCGACGCCAGTCTCGGGATCTGATCCGCAACGAGGCTCTGCCGGCTGGCGCCATCGACACCATGGTGCTGGGGGTAGTCGGGCAGGGCATCGTCCCTCAGTCACGCATCGACGCGACTGCCCTGGGGATCTCCGACGAGCAGGCGACCGCCTGGTCCCGCATGGCCGAGCGGATCTTCAACCACATCGCCAACAAGCCGACCTTCGACGCCGAGGGCCGGTGCAACTTCTGGGCGATGCAGCGCCTGGTGTACCGGTCCCGTCTGGAGAGCGGCGACGTGCTTGCCTTGCGCCGGTACCTCCCGCGCGCCGGCAAGGCGCTGGGGGTTGCCGTTCAGGTGATCGAGGCCGACCGCCTGGCCACCCCGCTCGACAAGATGCAGAACCAGCTGATCCGGGAAGGCGTCGAGGTAGACGCTGACGGGTTCCCGGTGGCCTTCCACTGCATGAAGGAGCACCCGGGCGACAAACCGATCATTACCGATGCCACGCGGTTTACCCGTATCCCTGCTTACGACGGGAAGGGCGACCCGCTTGCCCTGCTGGTGATGTCCCGCCTGCGCCCTGGCCAGACTCGCGGCGTGCCGCACCTGGCCCCGGTGATCGAGATGTTCAAGCAGCTCTCCCGCTACAGCGAAGCCGAGATCACCGCGGCGGTGACCTCTGCCATGTTGGCGATCTTCGTGAAGTCGCCGGCTCCGACTAGCCCGCTTGCGGGCGGTGCCACTATCCCCGGCATGGTTGGCGGCATGCAGATCACCCCCAAGGGCAACAGTATCACCAAGATGCAGAGCGGGATGATTGTTGACCTGGCCCCCGGCGAGGAGATCCAGGTTGCCTCTGCCACTCGGCCGAATACTGCCTTTGAGAAATTCTGTGACGCGGTGCTGTCCTACGTCGGCACCGCGCTGGGCGTACCGCGCGAGGTGCTCACCAAGTCCTACAACACCAGCTATTCAGCCGCCCGCGCTGCGGTGCAGGACGCTTTCCGCAAGTACCTGGTAGAGCGCGACGACCTGAACTGCGCCTTCAACCAGCCGGTGTGGAACTGGGTTCTGGACGAGGCGGTGGCCCGCGGCATGCTCGAAGCCCCAGGCTACTGGGAAGATCCGATGATCCGCGACGCCTACCAGAGCGCGGTGTGGGTCGGCCCGGTAATGATGTCCCTGGACCCACTGAAGGACGCCAACGCAGCCGAGAAGTGGCTGTCCCTGGGTATCAAGGCCAAGCAGGACGTATGCGCCGAACAGGCGACCGACTACGACACCACACTCACCCAGCGCGCGAAGGAGAAGAAGGCCGAGGAGGCTGCTGGCCTGCTGGTACTGCCTGCCGCTGCTGCGCCGGCCAACAACAACGGAGGCGACAATGCCCAAGGCGCTTGATGCCATACTGGCAATGCCATGGGCCATCCAAGACGGATGGCTCGAAATTATCGCATCGATTGCCGAGCGCGAGAGCGAGTACTCTGGCAACCTGGAGGCGCTGGAGAAGAAGCTGGGCCGACCGCTGGCCAACACCTATGAGGTGACGGTGCGCGACGGGATCGCCACCATTCCTGTCTCCGGCCCGCTTTTCCGCCATGCGTCGCTGTTCACCATGATCAGCGGGGCGACCTCTTACGACCTGCTGGCCCGCGATTTCACGGCGGCGCTGGAGGATCCCACTATCCGTGGGATCGTGCTGCTCATCGACTCGCCCGGCGGTGAGGTGAACGGCGCCAGCGACCTTGCGCAGATGATCCGGGCCGCCCGCGGCGTCAAGCCTATCGTGGCCTTTGCTGGCGGCAGCATGGCCTCAGCTGCCTACTGGATCGGCTCTGCGGCCGATCGCTTGGTGGCGTCCAATACCGCGATGATCGGCTCTATCGGCGCTCAGATGGGGATGACCGTGCGCGAGCCTCGCGCCGGCGAAAAGTCATATCGCTTCGTGTCTTCCCAGTCGCCAAACAAGAACGCCAGCCCGGAAACCGAGGCGGGCGCCGCGCAGGCGCAGGCAATCGTGGACGACATCGCGAAGGTATTCATCGAGACGGTTGCTGGTAATCGCGGCATAACTTCCGAAAAGGTGTTAGAGAATTATGGGCAAGGAGCTGTATTCCTTGCTGAAAAGGCCATGGCCAATGGTATGATTGATGCTGTTGGTACTTACGAAGGCGTCCTTGCGTCACTGAAAGAGGATAACAACGCTATGGATTACAAGAGTCTGACCGCCGAAGCTCTGGCGGGACACCGGCCCGATCTGGTCAAAGCTATCGGCGATCAGGCTGTGGCCTCCATCGATAAGCCGAACCTGGATGATATTCGTGCTGCAGCTGCTGCTGCCGAGCGCGATCGCCTGTCCGCTATCGAGGGGCAGCTGGTCCCTGGCGCCGAAGCGATCATCGCCGAAGCCAAGCTCGACCCTAAGGCTACCGCTGAGAGCACTGCTCTCAAGGTGCTGGCTCACCTGCGCGCCAACCCTGGTGCTCTGGTCCAAAAGCCGGCGACCACCGCGATGGACGAGATCAAGAAAACCGAGGCCGAACTGGACGCGCCGGATCCTGCCGCTGGCAAGGACAAGGCCGACCCGCTCGACGAGATCATGGCGAACGCCGCGAAAGCCGGCATCGCTGCTGCTCAAACCAAGTAAACGGAGGGCCATATGGCTGCCAATACTGTAAATCACTACCCGGATTATGGCACCGTGGGCACCTTCGTCCCGGACAACCTGCTGGCCGGCGATTTCCCGCTCAAGACCAAGACCATCACCCTCAAGGTGGGCACCGCCTATACTCGGGGGATGGTGCTGGAAGAAGGCGTCAGCGCTGACGTGGGCAAGTTCCTGCTGGTTACCACCAATGCCAATGCCAAATACATCCTGCTCGAGGATATGGACGCCACCTCTGCCGATAAAAAGGCCACTGTGGCGATCACCGGCGAGTTCAACAGCAATGCCCTGACCCTGGGTTCCGGTGCCACCAAGGCCGGCATCACCAAGGCGCTCGAGCCGCTGTCCATTTTTGTGCGCGACGCTGTCGCCTAATTGGGGGATTTTTTGATGGATGTGCAAAGCCTTTACGGCACCTATGCCC